TCCCCGACGATGCGGTCGTGCTGTTCGAATAGGTCAGCGGCTTTCTCGGCGTACTCGACGATGGAAACGTCGCACCCTGTATCGCGGCCTTCGGCATCCTCGAAGCGCAGATCAACGTTGTCGCCGTCGATGTCTTCAGCGTCCATAGCGCCGATGTTGCGCAGGACGAACGCGACTTCTGCTACCTCCGGCCGCTCCTCTTCCCCTACCAGGTCGGTCCCCCACTTCGCTACAGGCACTTCGAACCGGTCGTTGGCTACATCAATGGCGGCACGCAGGGTTGGGGCCGGAGAGGGTTGAGTCTGCGCTGGGGAGGGTTGCGCCAGGGCGGCGCGGGCACGGGAAGCGTCGGCAGTGCATTCCGAGCAGAGCCCAGGGCCGCCGCACCGCATCTTCACTCCGTCAGCACGTGGTAAGACGTGCCCATGCCCGACGTTCGCGCCTGCCTGCTCTACCGCAGGATGTGCCGGGCACGGATGGACGAGGGAGCCGTCGCCGGAAGGGCAGGTGCAAATCTTTGATTCGGTCATGGGAGCTTTCTCCAGGCCTCGGTTTCGAGGTCAGAAACGGTTATCAGTCGGCGCCGGCGTTCGATGTTTTCGAGTTGCAGGACATTGCCCAGGCTGTCGATGACGACCCAGTGAATTCCTGTTGGTAGGTGGAGGTAGCGGGCTGGCGCGGGATTTGAGCAGAGGGCGTTTATGCGGCGGACCGCGGGGCTTTCGTCGAATGACGTGGCTGGCAGGCTCCATACGGTGGCGCTGCGTATGTGTGCAAACCAGTTGCATCCTGGTCTGCGTCGTTTGCGATCTCTTTCAGTTGTCGCGCGAGCTGTCGCAGTTGAGCGGATGAGAGCAGGGCGCCGAGGCGTGGGAGGCCGTTGACCTCGGCCACGCGCTGGCCATCCTCGCCGTCCAGGAACAGCGCGGTCAGGTTGAGGGTGTGCATGGCGTTTCCTCAGGAGGCCGGCATCGGATGCAGTTGCATTGCCCGATGCGCTGGCCTGTTGTGCGGCAGTAGATGGGGGCGTTCACGGCGTCACCCGCTTGAACTCGACGACCCAGACCCAGGGGTTTGCGGCCCACTTGCCATCGCCGTTGATGGATTCCCACAGTTCAAGGAAGGCGCCCCCGGCTGTGATGCACCCATTCCCGTAGAAGCCCGTGGGATGGGTATCGATTCCTTCGGCAATGGCCTGATCGTCGGAGATGTCCTGTAAGCGCTCGATGCGAACAGCCGTGATCTCCAGCAGGATGCGGCTGGCCCAACGCGGCATATGGATGCTTGGCCGCCAGTCGCCGCGCTGGGAGTCGTATAGCGCGAGATATGGGTCTGGCTCGCCGGGTGCTACGTGAATCTCTCGGGATGCATCATCTGTCCTGTACCGCAACTCGTACTCGCTGTCGTAGCCTTTTTCAGTGCTGTACGCAGCGAGTAGGTCGATAGTCCAGGCCTCGCGCACCCACAGCCGCTCGCCAGGCTGGCCGAAGGGGCAGGCAGCCTCTGCCAGCCCACACCAACAGCCCTCGCCATTCTGAAGTTCTCGCTCAACATGAAGCATCGACTGGTGGACATTGCACGGCCAATGGTGGCCGCCGTCTTTACTGGGTGTGGGCTGCGGCTTCATCACCCGGCGGGTGACCGTCTTCCGGCCTTCCAGGATCGCTCGGACCATCTGGTCGTTGAACAGGATTGGCCGCTCCCGCGGCGTTTCTGCGGACATGGGGAATACCTCTCGCCTGCTGGCGCTGATCAGTTGGAAAGGGCTTGCTTGGCGATCTTGAGCACGTCCATCCCGATGCCGCCAGTAGAGACGTCGGTGAGCGCTGCGATCTGCTCGAGGGCTTTACGTGCGGTTGCCAGTTGATCCTCGGGGGACTGGTATGCCGGCATTCCGGCCAGACGACGACACACGAACGGATCGTTGTCGCTCGGTACCGAGCAGCATGTGAACTGGATTGCGCGGCACTTGCAGACGAAATCGGGCGCAGGGAGCGCCTCGGCGTCGACGACGTGCATACCGAGTGTGATAGCCAGACCGCGCTCGATGTTCGCCCCGCGGGACCGCTCCCAGCCCGGCAGCAACGCGAGGATGTCGCAGTCCATGAGCCGCTTGATCCCGTCGCGCATGAACGTCTGCCACGGCGCGCCACGGTAGACCATGTTGACCGCCGGGTTCTCGACGAAGTAACCGAGGGCTCTGATCCGCCGCTCCTCTGCGTTGAACGCCGGGTAGTTGAAATCGGGAATGCCAGTCATGGGGCCGGACAAGTAGACGCGATGCATCATGAGAGTTTCTCCAGATGAGCTTTAAGGCGTCGTCCGATCCAGCGCACGACAGGGACCGCCTTGCTGTTGCCGATGGCCTTGTAGCGCGGGCCGTCGGGGCATTCGGTAGCGGGCTTCCCACGCCAAGGGATCAGCGTGTAGTCGTCGGGGAAGCCCTGCAGGCGCTCGCATTCCCGTGGTGTGAGACGGCGGACGGCGGAATGCACAAGGGCATGCGGCTTGTCACCGCCGCCGGAACTGGCACGCAAGCAGGTCGCGATCTCGTCTCCGGCCTCGATGGTTCCGCCGCCATCTCGCCCCCCGGAGAGAGACCGAAATGATCGGCTGCCCGCGCCCAGTCCCATCCTCACTGGCGTCGAAGCTTCCGCTTTCAGGGTATGGGTGATGTCGCCGGTGACGCAGACGCCATGCTGCGCGCTTGCCTGAAGGGTGAACATCGGATCGTTCTTCCCGCCGACGCACAGCCCGGCGCGTGGGTCAGATGTGCTTCTACCAGTCCGCTTGCCGACCTCCAGCAGTGGATATGCGATAGCGACCTGGCCGCCGGCATTGGCGTGGCTCTCACCGTGGCCCATGGCGCGTAGCGTTGGCGAAACGTCGCCGGCATCGGCACCGTAGTCCTTGCAGCTGAAGGCGATTGGCGCCTGGCTCGACGTGGGCAGGGTATGGCACAGGCCTGGCGTCGGCTGGCTGCGGTTGGTCTTGCTCGTGATCTGGTTCGGGTCGAATACGGCATTCAGATGGTTCGCTGCGGCATGGTCGACATCCGATCCGCCGTCGGTGCTGCGCAGAGTACCGGACACGGTCGGCGCCACGCAGAACGTCTCGGATGCGAAGTCATTCCGAACGCCATGGGCGGTCAGCGCGCCGGCCTGGAATAGAGACCGGCTCTGGTTCTCGCCGCCGAAGGCAGGGACGCCGGCCAGAACTTCCACGGCCGGCCCCTCGTCTCCCTCGCAGTTCGGGCACCCCCACTGGCCTAGGTTCAGTCCGAAGAGGTGTCCGCAGCCGCACTGGAGCGCAGGGCCGAAAGGAGCGTGTCCGGCAAGGTCTTGCCCCTCGCCTCGGCGCGGCGGATGATCCCGGCGCAGGCCCTCGCGCTCAAGAAGTACCGCTGCGGGATCGAAGTCTGCTCGAGCACTTGCGACAACGAACACACGCTTGCGTCGTTGGGCCAGTCCGAAATATTGGGCATCCAGAACCCGCCATGCGGCTGCTCGGCGGGGTCCATACACACAACCAGCGTTCGTCCACCTTCCCCCTGACGGCTCCAGCGCTTCGGATTCGCCCACCAGGGCTGCGAGGAAGCACCCGAAGGCGTTGTCCTTGCTGGATAGGACTCCTGGTACGTTTTCCCAGACGACAATGGTCTCGTCATCGCCTCGGGCATTTCGAACATGGTCAACTGCATTTGCCAGCTCCACATATTTGATTGTGAGCGCCCCGCGCGGTCGGACATTCCTTCACGCATGCCGGCCACGCTGAAGGCTTGACATGGCGTGCCTCCGACCAGAATGTCGGGCGCGTCGATCATGCCGGCTAGAACCTTGCTAGAGAGCCTGGTCATGTCGCCCAGGTTGGGTACCGCCGGCCAGCGATGGGCCAAGACGGCGGATGGGAAGGGCTCGATCTCGGCGAACCAACTGGCGCGGAAGCCCAGCATGTGCCAGGCCACGCTCGCGGCTTCGATGCGCTGCAAACCGATCCATAGCTGATCATGCGGCGGCCTTCCCCGGCTGATTGCCATATGGCTGCCATTCGATCTTGTGCTTCCGTTTCTTCGTAAGAACCGGAGTTCCATCTTCATGCTATAGCTGGACCCTGGCGCGGATCTGCATGTCGCGGCATTCCAAGGTCTTCCGTGCGAGGTCGATGAACTGCTGACAGAAGTCCGGCGTATCCAAGAGCTGGCTCAACTGGACGACCTTTGTTCCGGTCATGATGTTGTCGGCCTTTCGCTCGACTGCGGCGAGCCATTCGCTCATCGGAACATGCTCATCCCCGAGCGGGGTCTTGCGTACCGACTTCACTTCTTTTTTTGGCCATGGCGAGCGCTACGTCTCGCGTCATGCCGAACACGGCAAAAGTGCTCATGTGGTAATCCTCAGGACGAGTAGAGCCGCGCCGGCCGGGTGGCTAGCGTCGGTGATCTGGTGGTGGGTTACTGTTCGTCGTCGGCTACGGAGAGTCCGGCGGCGAGTAGTTGTCGCGACACGTTTTCGCTGGGTGTGTATTCGTGTCGCGACACGACGAGAAGAGGCAGGAGATCGGCAGCGGGCAGGGCTGAGGCGTTGAGTAGCAGCGTCGAGAACGCTTCTCGCCAGTCCTCGAAATCGCCGACCGCCTGGAGCCGTTCGAAAGCTGAGTCGATCGCCGGCGGGGATGGAGCTTGCGCTCGGGTATACCGGCCTCTCGCTGGCGCTGGCGCTTCTCCCGTTGGCGCTGGGCGTTGGTCTTTGCCATGCGGACCTCAGAAGACAAAAGACTGTTGGTGGCTGGCGCTGGCGCGGTAGGAGACCGTTCGCGGCTTCGCCTCCTGAACTGGTGGCGCCGCTGCGGCAGGCGGGTTCTTGGGCGGCTGCTGCCGGACTGCAGCGGGGAGCATGAACACAAGCACGATGAAACCCAGCGCTGCGCCGATGCCGCCGGTTCGAATTGCTCGGCGCCTGGTCACTTGTCGGCCTGCTGGTGCTTCAACCGCTCGGCGTATGCGCATGCCTCGTTGTGGCTTCGGCGGAACCCGCGCACCCGGCCGGTGGCCGTCTCGACGATGTGGAAGAAGCCGCGACCCTGCGGAATTACGCGGTAGGGCTCGATCTCGGCCGGAGCCATGAGTCGCTGAGCGAACGCCATCCGAGCGAGGGCGGTCTGGGAGGGCAGGCCGGTGAGAACTTCGGTTTGTTCCTGATACGTCAGCATTGTGGTTCTCCTACGCGTTGATGGTGATTTCTTCGAGGCGCCGCACGGTGCGAGCTTCGGTGAGCCGCCGCTCGTTGCTTGGCCGGCGATTCCGGTTCATGTGGTCGTCATCGATCAGCGGGTGGCCGGCGACGAGGAATGCGAGCAAGACGACGGCAGGCGAGATGATTCCGCGTCGGAACGCCTCAAGCACCAGTCCGCGCACGCTGCGCACGCCGAGCTTGAATTTCGCGTCGTCGAGACGTTTCTCGACAGTCCCTGGGGCGATACCCATGCGCCGCGCGACTTCCTTTGCGGTCAGTTCGCTGGCGCTCCAGGCGGTCGCTTCGAGTTCACGGGGAGCAAGGCCGAGGCCCTGGCGGCCGATCCATCCGCCGCAGTTGATGGTTGCGTGCATGGTTGATTCCTTGGCTGCATGGGTCAGCACTCGGCGGCTCGATTATCTGCCGATGGGCATCGCGGGGAGTGCTGGCGCATGGAGTCGAGAGAGGGGTGATGCGGGGCGCCCACCGCCCCGCACCTACTTACAAACCGCCTTATGGTTTGTTCCTGGCTATCTGCTACATGGCTGTATCCTCCGGTGGTTACCAGCGATTGGCGCTGGCGCCGTTCTACTATTCACCGAGGGCGTCATCGGCCCTCGCGACCAGTTCAATCATTCGCTCGATGTGGGATGCCCTGGTGGTGAGGGTGATCGCTTCCGGCCCCTCAGCC